AAGTTGAGATTGATGTTCTTTGATTCTTGTACTAGCTATATCAAAATAGTTTTTATTTTTTTCTATCCCTATAAAATTTCTATTCAAATTTTTACAAGCCACTCCAGTTGTTCCACTACCCATAGTAAAATCTAATACTGTTTCGTTTTCGTTTGTATAAGTTTTGATGAGATACTCCATTAAAGCTACAGGTTTTTGTGTTGGGTGTTTTTTACTTCCTTTGGGAGTGTTAGGTACACTTTTAAATTTTAATACTGTTTTAGGATTTACTTTTGTATTATCATAATAGGTAGGTTCTCTTTTTCCTATATTTATGTGATTCGATTTATTTGGACTTCCTTGTATTTTATATTTAGCCCTCAATAAGCTGGTTTTGTTTCTTTCAGCTAATTGTTTGTTAAAAGTTGGTTTGCTTTTATTTACAAATACGCTTATTATTTCGTGGTACTTCATAGGCATATATGAATTTTGAGCCATTCCAGTAGGCATTGATTTTTCCCATATCCAGTCATATTTGAAGTTATTAATATTGCTCATTCTTAAAGCACTACTAAACGGCTCACTACCAAATAAAACTATAGCACCGTTAGGTTTTATTATTCTATTTAATTGTTCCCACATTTCTTCAAAAGGAATTTCATTATCCCATTTACACGCTGTCGTTCCGTATGGTGGGTCTGTAATTATAGCATCAATACTATTATCTTTAATAGATTTCATTACCTCTAAACAATCTCCGTTATATAAGTCAATCATTAGTCAAAGAAATTAAAATCGTCAGTCCTTTCCTCATCTTGCTCTGGCATACTAAGAGATGCTCTTGAGCTTGGAGTGAATCCAAATTGCGTAGCAATTTTCATAGCGTTTTGTAAAGCGTTTTGCATTACCTTGTACTTAGGTGCAATCTTACTAGACCTCAACCGACCATCTTTGTCAACGGTCTGCTCGGTAAAGTTGCCTTGTAACTCTTGAGCTATCTCTCGGTAAATACCTATCTCATTGCAGTACGCTGCTAAGATTGATAAGTCTGTCAAGTGTAACATCTTTATATTAGCTAGTTCATTAGTGACTAAGTCCCATTCGTCTGCGCCTTGTTTATTGAGAAAGGAGGGAGCTGAAGGCATACTAACAACTTGAGAAGTTTCCATTTCATTTCCCACCAATCTGGATTTCTCTAGTGTGCCTTTTAGCTCCTTTACTTTTGTTGGCATTTTTTTTCTCCCTCTCATTTTATTTTTAGCTTGGCCATATTACAACTAACATACTGAACTTAAACTGGTTTTAGTTTGGTATATCTATACCCACACGATTTAGATTTAATTATGCGTATAAAAAATGAAAGCTCCCCCGTGCGATGTACTTACATACTCGTTATACTTTTTCGCCCCCCCCCATAACATCTATATAGTCTTTAGTTATAGTTTCTAACTCCTCTTGTAAGTCTGCTAGTTGTTTCTTTAGTAGTAGCTCGTTTAGTTCTACTCCTTGCAGTCCTTGTTGCATTGTCTTAATTAAAGATTGTTGCATCTTAATTAGTTGCTCTTGCTTGTCTATTATTCTTTTTGCTTCATCGAATAAGTCTAGTAGTTCGCTTGTCATTCTTCTTCGTTTAGATGTTTTATTTTATTATTAGTTTCTGCTAACCTTTTGTCTAACTCAATAGTTAGTTCTTCAACAGACTTTTTATTATTTATTATTGAATCTAATGTATATATGTCTATCATATTCATTAAGTCCGAAAGTATTATACCAGTACCATCTGATTTATATAGTACGGTAGTATCTAATAGTCGATGTAGTATTTTATCTTTAGTAATCTCTTTTATTTTATCTATCATTGTTCTCTATTGTTTAGTTTATCTAGTTCAAAGTTAAGATGATTGATTGCTTTCTGTATGCAATCGTATGGGCTGTCGTGCTTGTAACTACTTCTAAGTAGATAGGTTACTGCTGTGCCTATGTTATAACTTAAATCCCAGTCCTCACATACTTTCCTAGCTTCATAGCCATAAGTACTACCAACATAGTAGTTTGGTATAGGATTGCTATTTAAGTCTTGTATAACTTCTTTAGCCTCATCTATATTCCTTGTATAGTCGTAATAATATTTACTCTTTGCCATTTCTTTTACGTTTTGCTTTTGCCCACGCTGTTTTCTGATTATGATGTGGTAGACATAAAGTCATTAGGTTATCTTGATTCAGTCTATCTCCACCATCTTTAATCTCTATAATGTGGTCAATGATTATCTTATCTTTATAATTTACTTTGCCTTCTTCTGTACACCATCTACAATGTGGTTCTCGTTCTATGTGCCACTTCCTAAGGTTTCTCCAAGCTCTACTATTATAGAAATCATAGTTCTCAGACTTATGCTTCTCAGTAAAGCCAGTAGTCTTTTTGCTACTTGCTATCCATTTCTTTTTTTTTCCCTTTGGTAGATTAGGCATTAATTTAAAAATTCTATATCATTGTCATCGTATTCTGGTAGCTTATACTCAATTGATATTATTGGAGGTATACCGTTATTGTTCAGCCAATCATCTAGGTTATCTATTAAATTATCTACTGCTCTATCTTTAGCATCGTCTAATAGTTCTGTATCGTCTAACTTAATCTCTATGCTAACACTCGCAATTATCTTCATTTCTTTTATTTTCTTCTGCTATAAAGCCTACTATAAAATAGTGTATAAATATTACAACAAATATAGGTAAACAGCTCAATAGTATTATTAAGGCTATTAATGTTCTAAAAATACTTTTCCCTATCTTCATCATCCCAAAATCGTTTGTAGGTTTTAGCATTGTATCTATTAGCGTTATCTTCTAGTCTTTGTTCTTCTAATCTGTAATCTTCTCTATATCCAAACATTAATTGAAATCCTATGTCTGTTGTTATCTTTTTAGGCAATACTAACTCTAGTCCGTTCTTCGTTCTTTTATAAATCTCTTGGTGTCTGGTTGCCCTATTAGACTTCAAGAGTTGATTTGTATTTATTTATTATCCTTTCCATCTGTGACTCATACCATATTGGAAAGTCGTATGCTTGTTCGCTTTGCTCCCATACTCTATACAATACAGCTCTTAATCTTTGTGAAGCTGTTTTAGTCTTACCTACTTCAAAGTCTGTAGTAAACTTTTCAACTTCCTCTTGCTCAGCCTTGCTTATATCGTCTGAGCTTATTAGAACCATTCCAGGAGATTTACGTAAGCTAAAAACTCTCATCATTGTTTCTTCTGGTAGCTCTTGAGTATGTATGTTAATACTAAGAGTTCCGTCTGCTAGAGTGCTTACTTTGTTTACTCCTCCCTCGAATATTACTGTCTTTTTCATCTTTGTAAATATATAAAATAGATTCAATTATCCAATCTTCGAAGTTTAAAGTTTTAAACAACCGATTGTTAATCCAGCTCTCTAATCTTTTGTTTATACCTTTCGATTGCTTCTTCATAATCAGTTCTTGTTAATTTTACTACTATATGCATTCTACTTTCTAACTCGTCTACTGTACCCTTACCCCATTTATTTTCTACTCCTCTAGCTGCTAAGAGCTGATTCCCATTAAGAAAAGTATTACAATACGAACACTGGCTATTAACATTTTTCTCATCATATCTTATGCTAAGGTAACGTCTAGAAAATAGATGACCAGCGTGAGTACTACCTCCAAAAGCTGGATATTCTTTACCACAACTAATACACTTGCAATTACCTTTATAATCGCTATCACGCTTTCTAATGTACTCGCTAAATACTTTGTCTAGCTTTTTCTTTAGTTTACTTATTGTTATGGGCATTAAAATAGTTCAGTCTGAATTGTTGGTTTATAACTTGAATCGTATCTTTTATTTTGTCCTTTTGGGTAACTTAATACTTGATATTTTAAAGATTGCTTAAATAACCTTTTATCTTTTTTACTTCCCAAAAAGTAAATGTATCTATGTTTAGAACTTCTAAAAATTCTATTCAATTTGTAATCTATTGTCTTATCATAGTGTCTGCTATG